CCGGCAGTGCTGCGCCGCCCGCAGCGATTCGCCAACTACGATCCGCGTCCTGACTTGCCTTTTGAGGACATGGACGACGAGCGCAGGCCGATGTCCATGCTAGTGACTGTGCTGTACGGCGCCGCGTGGGGCCTGGTCATCGTCGGCATAGTCGTCGCCAATTGGGGGCGCTGAGATGAGCCAGAACGACGTTTGCCCATGCGGCAAGTATAAAGCATACAGAAAAGGACTTTGCTGGGGTTGCGACGCAGAACTCCGGCGACATGAACGCGATTTCGCCGAAGCTGCCAAGGCTGCTGCCGAGTTCGCGGTAACGCCCGAAGAGAAGGCCGCGCTGTTTGCCGAGATGCTTGACGTTAGCGACAGGCGGGCAGCACCGTGAGCAACGCAGAGCAGTACGAAATGCTCTGCACGGTGCTGTGCAAGCTGGTCGACGTCCTCGACTGCGACGAGTTATCCCTGCTCGCGCATTGTTGCGGGGTGCAGATTGCGGATTTTTATCAGCCAGATGAACAGCCGAGGATCGCGGCATGAAAAATATCGCAACCGCATTTGTAAAGGCACAACGAGACTTTGCGCCCGCGCTTAAAACAAGCACGAACCCGCATTTCAAGTCGAAATATGCTGATCTGGCCGCCTGCGTCGAGGCTGTAATTGATGCGCTGAACACCAACGGCATCGCCATGATTCAGAGAACGCACGACGATGAGACCGGCGTGACTGTCGAGACGGTATTCATTCATGAGTCGGGAGAGACAATCGAAAGCGGAAGGCTGCACGTGCCGGCCGCGAAAAACGAACCGCAAGGGTATGGCTCGGCGCTCACCTACGCCAGGCGCTATTCCCTGATGGCTGCCTGCGGAATCGCGCCGGAAGACGATGACGGAAACAGTGCAAGCCGCAAGCCAAAGAATCAAACCCTGACTGATAGCGCCGTCGCTGACTTCGTGGCGACGATAAGCGGCTCCGAGACAATGGACGTGCTCAAGAACGCATTTGCAGAAGCCTACAGGGCCGCAGAAATCGCTTTGGATGATAAGGCAAAGGCTTCCTTTGAAAAGGCCAAGAACGAGCGCAAACAATACTTTATCGACAAGGAGAAAAAGGCATGAATGTATTTACGTTTTCCGGGAACCTGGGCCGCGATGCCGAGCGGCGGTACACAGCTGGCGGAGATTCGGCTGTCTCGTTTTCAGTCGCCGTCAAATCCGGATTCGGCGATAAGGCGGTTACGAGCTGGATCAAGTGCAATCTCTGGGGAAAACGCGGCGAGTCTGTCATGCCGTACCTGAAGAAGGGCCAGCTTGTAGGAGTCTCCGGCGAATTCTCGGCCCGCGAATGGCAAGACAAGGAAGGCCAGACGAAGATCAGCAACGAGGTACGGGTGAATGATGTGCAACTGCTCGGCGGCCGCCCACAGGAACAAGCGACGGAGACAGCGAAGCCATCAAGGCCCGCGCCTGCTCGTGACTTCTACGACGACGCGCCTTTTTAGGACATCAGAATGACAGCACTATTCATCCTGGCTAAAGAACATCGTGCACTTGCCGACAAGCTGCACGACTTGGACCTTGACGACCAAACGATTGCCGACACGCTTGAAGGAGAAAGCGGCGATCTTGTCGAGAAGGGAAAAAACGTCGCCGCCGTGTTTCGCAATCTCGAATCGGACGCCAAGCAGATCAAGGAAGCCGAGCAGCAATTAGCGGCCCGCCGACAGGCAATCGAGAAACGCGCCGAATCGCTCAAGCAATACCTGAAAACTTCCATGGAAATGGCCGGCATTCAGAAAATCGAATGCCCGTGGTTTGTCGTCAGCATTGCTCAGAATCCGGTGTCCGTGACAGTGGATGACGAATCGATGATACCGGCCGACTATTTCCGGGAAATTCCTGCAAGCCGCGAGATTGACAAGAATCTTGTCAAGGCCTCGTTGAGAGCTGGATTTGATGTGCCTGGCGCGCACCTGTCTCGTGGAACGTCGCTGAGGGTGCGGTGAGTTTTGTTTTATGAGTTTCTGCATGGCGCGGCAGGGCGTGGACGAAGCCGCGATTTATCGAGCTGGCGTTCCTGCCCCACAGGTGCAGCGACTATGCCTAACGTGGAGTTGAGCGGCCCGACGGCGGCATTATCGCCGGAGGGTCCGGCTCAACGCTAGGTTAAGCGGCGCCGGCACGGCGTCCGCTTGAACCGACAGTTATGCGTCTTGGAGGAATGATGGAACACCTTAATTACAGCCGACAACTGACCAAGCATTGCAAAGCCATGCTAGAGGTGCCAAGCCTGGACCGCGAACTGCGCGCAATCTTTGGAAACGTGGTGGACCTGCACGGCGCTTCGACCAAGTTTCTTCTCCCTGCCGGCGGGCGATTGTTCGATGACAAGCAGTACCGCGCGCTGGACGAGTCGGAGCCTCTGCGCCTGCCATACCCTTACATTGCGCTGGAGTACCAAAGCAATGGCAGAGAGCGCGGGCCAGATGAACCGATATGGGGGCGCGACGGGCCGACATATGAGGACGATTCCTTTGTCAGCGCGCCGAAGCGGGTTCTATTTGCCCGAGAGCGAGACGACTGGATCGTTATTACGGTCGCATTCTGGACAACCGCCGACGCGCTTTGGCGCGTGCTTCCGGAGTGTGCGATACCAAGAACCGGCTACCTCGACCGCACAAAGGAAGATCACGGGCGTGTGCCGATCAAGTTCGGGCTGTCTGATAAGCGCGTGCCGCTGTCGGACTACATGGACGAGATTGGCGCGCTCCTGTGCTTCTTAAACGTGTTGCAGTGCTCAAATGTCCATGTCGAGCGCAGCGAGCCCAAGAAAGCGGGGAAGAAGATCAAGGCAGCGCTGCCGTTCGACACGTACCACGTCCTAACCATTGACGTGCCCGGCAAGGCCGGCGAAGGCGCGACGACTGGCGGCCACCGATCCCCCCGCGAACACCTGCGGCGCGGACATATCCGACGCCTGGCAGACGGCCGGCGCATTTGGGTGAACGCCACAGTGGTAGCCGCTGGCCGCGGTGCCGGCGTGGTGACAAAAGACTATGCAGTGCGGTGCGCTGCATGAAGACGCATAACGCCGAATTCAGCGGGCGGCCGAAGGCCGGTCCGCTGGAATGACGTGTTAGGTTCCGTGGTTGATAACGCAACACAAAATAGCTCTTGACTTGGCTTGTTTGCGCGCTACAATAACAACATCAACAACGCACCGGGAGAAATGAAATGACGCGCAACCAAGTAATGAAGGCACTCGAAGCCGCAGGGTTTGACATGAAGTGTGTTGCAGACGCAGGCCGCGACGAAGTTGAAGTGTTCGTCGACAGCGGCGCAGGAACGGCAGACGAGAAGAAGACCGCCAAGGCGGTGAAAGAAGCGAAAAAGATTCTCGGCTGGAAAGGTGGCTACTGGACTGGTTACGGCGCGATGGTTTTGCAGGCGTCGCCGCTCAATCTCGGGGACTGGAATGACAAAAGCAGCCGCCACCACTACTAAGCACGGCGGCCCCGGAAGGGGCCAGGGCCGCAAGCCGGTAAAGCAGGGAGAGGAAACGGTAACGCTCTCCCTGCGGGTGACAGTAGCGCAGCGCGAGAAGTTGGCGCGGCTTGGGGGTGCCGAATGGGTGCGCCAGCGCATCGACAAGGCACGAGAACCTAACGTGGAGTTGAGCGGCCCGACGGCGGCATTATCGCCGGAGGGTCCGGCTCAACTCCTGAGATAACCCGACGGCCGTCAGGCCGGTCGGGTTGATTGAATAGTTAGAAGGTTGCGGTGAACAACGAAAAGGAGCGAAAAATGAACTACATGGATGCAGAAGAATTGGCAATGAATGTTCTTGGGCTAAGCGACGAGCAGGCAGACGGCGCTGATTTTGACGACCTGATGTATGACAAGTTCGAGATTTCAATGGAGCAGTTCCACAAGGTAGCCGAGGCGCTTTCTGCTTTTACGGTGCCAATGCAGGCCGGGATTAGCGGAAAGATGTTTCGCGGGTTTGTGAAAGACGGCTACTTCATCACCAAGGACGAAGCCTTCTAAACGCAGGGTTCGGCGTCTGATTGATAACGGAGAAAGACATGGTTACCGAAGATAGACTAAAAAGGATACGAGCGAGTATTTGCTTGCTTCCAGAC